ATCGCAGTGTGGTGTTTAGATAAAGGCGCATGGCGTTCTTTTAGAGTAAATACTGTAACTGGCTGGGAGGTAGTTAAATGAACAATGAGTTCTTATGGGTAGAAAAGTATAGACCCCAAACTATACAAGATACAATCTTACCATCACCGATTAAGAAAACTTTTCAAACAATCGTTGATAATGGTGAGATTCCTAATTTACTTCTTACTGGTACTGCTGGTGTCGGTAAGACTACTGTTGCCAAGGCTCTCTGTAAATCACTAGGGTTAGATTATCTAATCATTAATGGTTCAGAAGAAGGCAACATTGATACACTTAGAACAAAGATTAAACACTTTGCTTCTACAGTATCTTTACAGGGTGGATACAAGGTGGTTATTTTAGATGAGGCAGATTATCTAAATCCCCAATCCACCCAACCTGCGTTACGTGGATTCATTGAAGAATTCAGTAACAATTGTAGGTTTATTATGACCTGTAATTTTAAGAACAGGATTATTGACCCACTACACTCCCGTTGTTCTGTTATAGAATTTAACATTGCAAAGAAGGATACACCAAAGTTATGTATGCAGTTCCTTGAGAGATGCTGTAATATTCTAACCCAAGAAGGTGTTGAGTATGAAGAGGCCGTAGTCGCTGAACTTATTATGAAGTATCTGCCAGACTGGCGTAGAGTTCTCAATGAGTTACAAAGATACTCTGTTTCTAATCATATAGACTCAGGCATCCTTGTTTCCCTATCGGAAGTATCTATTAGTAATCTTATGACGGCACTTAAGGCTAAAGACTTTAAGAAGATGCGACAATGGGTTACAGATAATATTGACCAAGAACCTGCGGCTCTCTTTAGAAAGCTGTATGACAATATGTATGAGTATGTGGAACCACAAAGTATACCACAGCTTGTACTTATTCTCGCAGACTATCAATATAAAAACAGTTTCGTTGCCGACCATGAAATTAATATGGTTGCCTGCTGCACTGAAATCATGGCTGGGGTATCTTTCAAATGAACCCCTTTGACTATATAAACGATATCACTAATAATAAGAAAGGTATTATGGTAGATGATATTGCTGAGAAAGAATATAATGCTTTTATAGTCAATCGTGGCCTTGGTAACTTCCGAGATACTATTCTATATGCAAATGAAATGAACGTAAATCACCATCTGGATGCACGTCTTCAATATGATTTTTTTATAAATATAGTTAAGAAGCAGAAAAGGTGGTCCAAGTGGGCCAAACCAGAATCCGTTTCAAACTTGGAAATTATCAAAGAATATTATGGATATAGTAATGAAAAGGCTAAGTCCGTACTATCCTTACTTAATAATGAACAGTTGGAAACATTGAAAAAAAGGATGTATAAAGGTGGAAAACGAAAATAATATTGAAATTAAAAACTGGACTCCAGCAGATATGTTGGAAGTCTCTCTCAACGAACCAGATGATTTCCTAAAGATTAGAGAAACATTAACACGTATCGGTGTAGCTAGTCGGAAAGACCAAAAGCTATATCAATCTTGTCATATATTACATAAACAAGGCAGATACTTTATTGTTCACTTTAAAGAATTATTCTTGCTAGATGGCAAACCATCTAACTTAATAGAGAATGATTTACATCGCAGGAATACAATAGCAACACTACTTGCTGATTGGGGCTTAATAACAGTTCTCAATCCAGAGCAAAGTAAGGATGTAGCTCCATTGAGACAAATTAAAGTAATACCATACAAAGAAAAGGTTGAATGGCAGCTATGTCCAAAATACAATATTGGAAATAGCAAAAATGAAAAAACTACTTAAAAAACAATGGAAACATTTTCATAAATTTATGAAATGTAGCAGACTCAATAAAGTCATTAACAAATGTTTCTAAAAAGAATTGTTTAAACAAGTGTTACTACTTGTATAAATAATAGTGGTGCCGAATAATCGGGCCACATAATAACCTTGCTATATATAGGAGGAAACTAAAATGGTAAGAAATACAATGAACGTGCCGCGTTCTTTATTCATAGGCTTTGAACCTATACTAAACGAACTTGAAAGAATCCACACAGCTGGAAGAGCTCAAGATAACTATCCACCCCATAACGTTGTTAAGGTAGATGATGAACACTTTATCATTGAACTAGCAGTTGCTGGATTCTCGGAAGAAGATATTTCCGTAGAAGTAAAGGACGGGATTCTTTTAGTAAAAGGTATAAAGGCTGAAGATGATGATCGCGAATATGCACATAAAGGTATATCATCCCGTAAATTCGAAAAGAACTTCCGTCTTTCCGAGTTTGTCGTTATAGATGGTGCCGACCTTGTGAACGGAATTCTCGTGGTGAATGCCAGAGTTGAAGTTCCAGAAGAGAGGCGTCCTAGGAAGATTCATTTAGGGTCTGCTGGGGCATCAAAGAAGAAGGAATTTATTCAAGAATAGGTTCTGGTGAGCAGCGAAAACTCAGTGGATATTTGAAACAATTTCTACTGGAGATACAAGATGAGAACTTTACTCAACATCGTGCAAAAACATGATGATATCTCATCGGCCCTTAAAGAGTTAGCAGAACTAACCTTATATATTGGTATATCATTTATGATAGCTCCAAGTATTATTTGGCTAGCCTGGTCAGGTCTTTAGGTCGATGTTTAAAACACGAATGGTATCCTTCGGGGTACCATTCAACTTTTTTTAAAAAACCTCTTTACATTATGTGTGAATTGTAGTATAATATACTTAATAAATTATGGATTGGACTATATGAATTTTTATACAAACGTCACTAGATATGCGAATATGTTACTTTATCGAGGCTATGAAAATGGCAAGAAAGTACAAAAACGTATCAAATACAAACCCACCTTATTCGTAAACACTCCGCAAGGAGATTGGACATCGCTTGATGGTACTCCATGTGCCCCTATCAAATTCGATTCTATGCGAGAGGCAAAAGATTGGATGGATGTTAACAAACATACTGCTGGTAGAGAAATCTTTGGCAACGACAGATACATCTCTCAGTTTATCAATGACCAGTTCCCTGGTCAAATTGAATTCAATCGTAACCTAATTAACGTAACTTCAATCGATATTGAGGTTGCATCAGATGATGGTTTCCCAGAACCCGAACAAGCAGAACACCCTATCATATCTATTGCAATGAAGAACAATATTGACAATACTTATTATGTATGGGGTCTTGGTGATTTTGATGTAGATAAGACCTATATGAAATCGCACCGTGTTGTATATGAACACTGCATATCCGAAGTAGATTTAATAAACAAGTTTATCAATCATTGGTCTTTACCAAGTCAGTGCCCAGATATTATTACTGGCTGGAACACTATGTACTTTGATATACCATACATTGTTAATAGAACAATCAGATTACTTGGCGACGATGCTCCTAAAAGACTATCGCCATGGGGTATGGTTGACCGAAGAACTGCCCGTAAAATGAACAGAGAACAAACTGTCTTTGATATCAAGGGTATTGGTCATGCAGATTACATGGAATTATTTCAGAAGTATACTTACACAGCCCAAGAATCTTATGCTCTTAATCATATTGCTCACGTAATTCTAGGCGAGAAGAAACTATCTTATGAAGAATATGGCTCACTTCACAGTCTATACAAAAATGACCACCAAAAATTCATTGATTATAATATTAAAGACGTTGAATTGGTTGACCGACTAGAAGATAAGATGGGTCTTATTACTCTTATGTTAACCATGGCTTATAAAGGTGGCGTTAACTATTCAGATACATTCGGAGTTACTGCAATCTGGGATACTATTATTTACAGATATCTAAATGACCGAAAGATTGCCATGCCTTTCTCCGAGAATAAAATTAAGACTAATTACCCTGGCGGTTATGTTAAAGACCCAGTAGTTGGTTTACACGAACACGTGGTATCATTCGACCTTAATTCACTATATCCATCAATCATCATGCAGTATAATATGTCACCCGAGACAATCCAGAATGGTGAAGTCTTACCTATTAACATTGATAAGATACTAGATGGTTATACCTTTGAACGAGATGGTCATGCTGTAGGTGGTAATGGTCAGTGCTTCAGTAGTGATAAGAAGGGCATGATGCCTACTCTAGTAGATGATTTATATAGTGAACGTGTTGTAATCAAGAAACAGATGATTGATGCTCAGAAAGAATTACAGAATGTAGTCCCTGGAGATAAACAGAAACTATATGATATTGAACGTAGAATATCTGTGGCAGAAAATCAACAGATGGCTATTAAAATTCTACTTAACTCCCTTTATGGTGCTATGGGTAACAAGTACTTCCGTTTCTTTGACCAACGTATTGCAGAGGCCATTACACTCTCTGGTCAGTTGACTATCCGATGGGCAGAAGTAGCACTAAATAAGTACCTAAATAAAGTAATGAACACAGACACAGATTATATTATTGCCATTGATACAGACTCGCTCTATGTCAATCTAGGCCCATTGGTCGAACAGGTCAACCCATCCAATCCTGTTGACTTTCTTGATAAAGTTGCTAGTGAAAAACTAGAACCAGTCCTTAGTCAGGCATATCAAGAACTGTTCGACTGTATGGGTGGCATTGATAATCGTATGGTTATGAAGAGAGAG